TTGTTACCATAAATTTTTTATCGTTAAAATCTGCAGCTGCAAAATTAGAGTTAGTAATTGCAGAAAAATTATCTAATAGTATTATATCTTGTGCTGATATGTTGTGAGCACCACTGAAAGTTATTGTAACAGTTGGTGATCCGTTGGTCGTGCTGAATGCGTTTGTAAGCGTGTTTGTAGATTTAATCGGGTGTATGTCATAATATACACCTCCAGAAAATGCATATAAAATTCTGTTTGTACCAATAATTGCGTATTTTCTAGCTAAACTATTTACGAAATGGTGTAGTCCTCTTCCTGCACCTGTAAGATTACTACCTCCCAATTGTTTCCAACCACCTATCTTTTCAGGTGTGCCATATCTAAAACGTACATTATCACAGTCGGTCCATTGACCTTCTGCACCTGTAGGAGTAATTTGTTTGTTTATACCTGGCTGAAAACCTATTTTTTGTAGCATATAACCTCATTATATTACATCTTTACCCATGAAGGAAGACCCAACATTGGACGTTTGTCAAACTTGTTTTTTTCTGCAAAAGGACCATTTCTATGGTTGTAGTGTAAAAACACTTGTCCACATATTTGTCCTGCAAAAGGCTCTCGCCAATGTTCAAGTTCGCAGCCACTATATACTAGCATATCGCCTACTTCAAGCAAGACTTTTGTACCTTGTGGAGCATTGGGTTTATGTATGTTCTTATACTCGTCTATGACGCTGTCAGCCCCTGTACCATCGATAAATATAGGCCATGGATCTCCACCTAAGTTTAATGTGGTAGATATTTCACAACTAGGTCTATCTTTATGTCTTTTTAATTCATCACCTTGTTTATACAATCTTGCGTAAGAATATGTTGGTACTAAATCTAACCCTGTTTCGTGAGCCATGATCGGAAGCATCTTAACCAATAGAGTCTCCATTACATGATCTCCATAATGAGAGTAAGTATTAGGAATTTGTTTATCAGTCCAAGTTCCAAGTGTGCCATTGTCATAAGTAATGTTGTTTTTATACATAAAATCTACTGCATCACGTTTAAGTAAAAAATAATTAAATATAAAATTAGCTAACTCAACGTTGAGTGCGTTTTTGATTACGTGGTATTTATTAAATTTTTCCAAGTTTCTGTCTATTTCTAGGCATTACTTCACATATAACACCTTTCTTTTTTTTTATTTCTAAACCTTCTTTACTATAAAATAAATCAATTATCTCTTGTTCATTGTTAATAGGTTTACCATTTATATTGTTATTGTTGGGATCATGTAATTCTATAATTGCTTTTATAGTTTTTAATTTTAATTGTTTTGCAATAACCATTCTATTATTACCTACTATAATTTTTAAAGTATCGTCTTCTAATTGTCTTATATAAACAGGGTCTCTTATTCCAAACTGCTCTATTGAAATAAGTAAAGTATCATAAAACTTTTGTTCTTGACCATTGGTAAACTCATCTCTAAACAAATGAGTTATATCTTCTATAGGTAGTTCTTTGTAAACTAAACCTGTCATTAAAAACCTTCTTGTATAAAATTAAAACTTACAGATATTCTTATATCATTTGACTCATTAGGTTCAACACCGTGCCAAAGCCAAGCAGGGAACATAATTATTCTACCCTCTCTAGGTTCTAAATGTACTTCTCTCCACAAATGTTTTGGAGGTTGTCCATTTTTTCTTGAAGGCATAACTGTTTGCATTCCTGGCCTTGGATCATTACAAACTAAATTACCACAACCATTAGATGCTTTTACATAATACACACCACTAAATAAACTATTAGGGTGAACGTGCGGTCTATTATATCCTCCTTGATAATTTATGTTAGCCCACATATTACCTAACCTAGGTTTTCTGTCTAACCATTCTTCTTTAAACATATCAAATTGCATTTTATAAAGTTCGTCTATTAAAGGTTTAAACTGTGGTAATTCATGCATATTAGTTTCACTGTGCCAACCATTTACATTTGTTTTTTTAACACCTTTATCTTTTTTAGACCATTCAATAATTTCTTTTTCAAAAGTCCTATTATCTAGGTTTACATCTTTAGCGTATATTAAAGTAGGAAAAAAACCTTCAATTATCATCTAAGAGGTTTACCTCCAAACCAAACAACAAGAGATTGTCTAACACCTTTTGTTACAGGTTGAACTCTATGGTTTAAAAAAGATGCAAATATAACTGCATGACCTTGTTTAAGTTCTGCAAATTTACCTGGTGCCATAAGTTCTAAATGTCCTCCTTCAAACTCTGAAGGATCGTTTAATAATAATGTCATTGATATTTTTCTAACAGGTGGTTCGTGAGCCATGTTTACATCACAATCCATATGCCAATCATAAAACCCTCCTTCAGGGTATTCTGTAAATTGTGCTTGTTCTGTTACTTTTATATCTCCAAAACCAAAATGATTTTCGTTTGCTTTTAATGGTATCCAGCTAATTGTTGTTACTCTTTTTTTTGTATCAGTTCCTCCACCAGGTTTACCCATACCTACCTGAGCTTGTTGTGGTTTTTGTGATCGACCTGATGCAATAATTTGTCTACATTGATCTGGTGTAAATAACGGACTAGTTGTTTGAACTATCCAACTCTTCCATTTAGGTTCTGTTATTATTTTATTTTCATACATTATGATACTCCTCTGTTTTGAATTGGATTGTATTCAACATCCATATTTGCCGCTAATGTTCTTCTGTATCCTGGTCCGTTAAAAGGATATACACAATGTCTCATATCATATGGAAATATATAAAAATCTCTTTCTTTAATATCTGGTTGATAATCTACATTTGCAAACATACCTGAAGTTGAACCTAATATTTGTAACCTACCATTTTGCGGTGCATCTGCTGCAGAATATTCTACTCCATAAGACTCAGGTAATTTTAAAATCATAACAGAAGATAAGCCTGTAAATAATGATCCTTGATGCACGTGCACTGGGTTATATTCATGTTGAAACATTGTGTTAACCCAAATAGAATTTAAATGTAAATTATATTTTTTAACTTTATTCCAATCTAAATAATGTTTAAACTTTGATTCGAACCACTGCAATACATTTTGCGGTAACAGATTATGTCTTGTCATTTTAGAACTATCTTCACCATTGTAAAATAGACTGTGTTCTTTTTCAATTTTACCAATTAATTGTTTATTTGCAGGTTTTAATTTAGAATATTTTGTTTCATAAATATGGTTAATAATATCAAATACATCAACAGGTACTTTATAACGTAATACTGATTGACCTAAAAATATAAAATTAAAATCTGATGTGTGCATACTTCTGTATTATCCTTTCTGGAATTTTTTCTATATAAGGATTGTATACCTTTCTAATTTTACCTCCAAATAATTTATGCATATTCTTTCCTACTATCGTGTCATCATAGCCTATACCATTAATATTAATTTGTTTCAAGTTTTCAAAATAATGTGGATAATAAGGTTCTTCTAAAAAATTATATATTTTTTTAAACTCTTGTTCTGTGTTAGAAACTAAGTCATCATATTTTACGTAATGACACATATCGGGATAGTTATAAGAATTTTTAATTGCTTCTAACTCTTTTGCAACAGCTCCATCTTTATTCATTAACGCTAATAATTTTTCTTCATCATTTTTATGATTATATTTATTAGGAAATGCATCAGGATTTTCTGTGTACCATTGCATATAACTAGCTAACACATCAATTAAATCTCTAAGAAGCACAATACATTTAAACGGACGTTTAAAATGAACTTTCATTAAATTTAAATTAGGTTTTGTCATTACAGGACCTCTGTCTATAATTATTCTTTGTGGCCAGTGTTTATAGTAATTATCATAAACCGTATCCATAATATTATTTAAAGATTTATGATCTGGATAGTTTTGAAAAACGTCTGTTTGTTTTAACAAAAACAAATCTTTCATTATCTCTAACGTAATAGAGTTTGCAGTAGCTGCTATCTCAGGGTTTTGATTCATTACAGAAGCAAACAAGGTATTACCTGACCTTGGCATTGCAACTAAGAAAAAAAGTTTTTTACTTGTCTTTTGCTCCGAGGTCACTGGTCAATTGTTCTTTCTTGTTGTAAATCATTTCTCCTGATTTTTTAACTCTTTCTATTGTCTGTAATTGTCCAAGCACATTAAACACTTCAGGTTGAGATGAACCCGATGTTAATGTCTCTGCCTTATTTTTCATAATTAAATGATATGAATCTAGTTGATGTCTATTAACATCTTTTGTATCAAATGATCCATCATCAAATTCTTTTTTTAACGTAGACCATAGTTTAATCTCTCTCATTCTATCACGAGCTACTAACTGCATGTTAGCAACAGAATAAGTTTTTTCATCTATGTCTATTTGAAGTAATTCTTTTTTTAATGGATCTTCTTCTGTTTTTAATTTTTCTTGTAATCTTTTTAATTTAATTTCATTACGTCTAGCATCAAAAGATAGAGTCATTAAATTTTCTAAAAATACATTTTGTTCTCTAACACACTGCCAATACTTTGCAGCTTTTGTTGGATATTTTG